ACACAATGGGAGATGACATTATGCAGATAAAAAAAGTAAGACCAAACGCAATCATTCCGCAATTTCAAACCGAAGGCGCAGCCGCTATTGATTTATGCGCTTGTATTGAAGAAACCATGCTTTTAACACCAGAAACGCCTGTGTTAATTCCTACAGGCATTGCAATCCACATTGCTGATAAGTCTGTTGTTGGTTTGATTGTACCACGCAGTGGGCTGGGGTTTAATTATGGCGTTGGCTTGATGAACACGGTTGGCGTAATTGACAGTGATTATCAAGGCGAGATTATGGTTAAATTGCGTATGACACATGGTGATAGTTATCGAATCCAACCTAACGAGCGCATTGCTCAAATGTTTTTTGTGCCTGTATTTCGTCCGATATTTGAAGAAGTTGAGGAATTTAGCGCAGTGACTGAACGTGGGGCTGGTGGCTTTGGGAGTACAGGGAAATGATTGCAACAACAGCTTATATTTTAATTATCGCTGTAACAACTCACGGTGAGCTTACACAATCAACAATTGAATTTGCGGATAAGGCTTCGTGTGAAAGCGCGGCAGTTAGACAGGATTTTGCGTTTAAAAATTTGCAGTTTGCAGGTAGATGGAATCTAACCTGCCACCCATATCAACTTAATGAGATCAAAAAATGATCCAGCAAATACTTCAGCGCGGGAATCGTCAAGGCATGACAATGCGCGAAATAACAGAGTTGACAGATTTAAAGCAACACCAAGTGGAATTTAAGGTTCAAAAGTTAATCAAAGACGGTATTGTGCATAAATCTGCTGATAGAATAGACAATGCGTATTTGTACACATTGACAAGCTATGAAGAATTGATGCCATTTGTTGAATGTTCGCCAGTGCGATTGGATAATGTTATTAAACATTTAAACAAGCAGAAAGAACGAGTTAATGCAGGCGCACAGATTAAAACAAGCGACCCAGTAAATTCACCAAGCCACTATACTAACGGTTCTGTTGAATGTATCGATGCAATCGAATCAATGCTAACAAAAGAAGAATTTATCGGATTTTTACGCGGGAACATATTAAAATATCAGTGGCGTTATAAGCAAAAAAACGGTGCTGAGGATTTAAAAAAGGCGCAGTGGTATTTTGACAAGTTAAAAGAAAAAGAGGGCGTGTAATGTATGAATTTAAAAGTGGTAAACCATCAGGCGGCTTGCGTTATCAAGCCATGCGCGATTATTTGATAAAATTAAAATGGTTTGCAGATAACCCCATGCAACCAGTGTTTATAAGTGAACGCAGTGCATGAAACCACGACTTAAAAAGATAGGCAGAATTTGGTTATGCTATACGCAAACAACCATAGTTTGCACTGGTTCAACACCTGAACAAGCCTATCAAAAATGGATGATTAAAAATAAAGCCGCTGAATAAGCGGCTTTTTTATTATGGCGTTAAAAACAATTCCGCTTCAGCATTGCGCCTGCGCGTTAATCCAGCAAGCGGTTTTCCACCTGCTTTATCCCAACGCAAAAACTGTTTTGCTATTTCTGCCTTGTCGTCACCGGCTTTTAACATTTTAACAAGTGTTGATTTAAAAAAGTTACCTGCGCCAATGTTGTAGCATAAGCAAACAAGTGCATCATATTCATTTTGTGTTAATTCAACGCCTGTTGCATTAACCGCTTTTTCGTATTGCCCAATTGTTGCAGCCAGTAACGCCATTGCCGCGCCTTCATTAGGCAACGTTCTATTTTTAGTAACTGGTGTGCCATCACCATAATGTGTTGAGCCAATGCCAATAGTCCAAACACCCGCTGGGCATTGGTACGCTTTGAGCTTGCAACCTTCAAATTCTTTAATTAATTTTAAACCGCGTTCGCCTGTTTTCATTTTCGTGATCTCATAGAAAGTACCGTAATTAATTTTTGTGTTAAGCGAATCATATCATTATCAAGCAGGCGTATTTGGTCGATTAATTCAATCAGCGCGTCTGTTGTTTCAGTAAGGATTGGCTTAACAATTGTCGTTACCCATATCCACACAAAATAGACGATATACCCCATGCTACTTGATGCAATAATAGGGAATCCATACTGGTTGATATATTTAGCTAATGCGTCAACATCCATTAGTCAATTCTCTTTTCTTGCGGGTTATTAAAACGCGCCACCTTCTCTTTTTCAATTGGCATATCAAGTGTTTCTGTCATGAGTACGTCTATTTTTACAATATCCTCCGACATAGCTGTGACACGCTTATCAAGTTGCTTGATGATACCGATAAGGCTTTTAATCTTTTCAAGTACGCTATCAAGCAGGAATTTGATGGTCAGAAATACAAAGTACATTCCCACGCAAGCAGCGGCAATGGGGAAACCTACATCCGTTGCAAACTGTAAAAATTCCATTATTTACTTGTCCACCAAGCAATAAACGAAAACAATGCGCCAATGGTGAAGACGATGCCGCCAATAAACCCTTTATAGCGTGTTTGCTCGTTCTTCATTTCTTCAAGAGTGGCAATTATGGCGTCGAGCTTCTTACCCCGATCTTCAAATATTTCTTCGAGGTTTTCAATTCGTTGCTCTACTTTAGCAAGGCGGCAGGCTTCGTCAGGCATAACTAATCCTCTTTTTTTTCTTCAGTTTGACTATCAGTTTGCTGTTTTAAATCAACAAGCAGTGGGTATGCACCCGACGAAGTTGGGAGTTGACCTAACATACCTAATATTGCATTTGCTGATTCTTCAGATAAATTCCAAGTAATCATATTAGTTGCTCCATGGCGTGCCGTTAGAGAGTACGATTTGTTTATTTTCAATATGAGCCGCTAATTCCGAATCTGCTAACGCTTCAGACTGTGTACCCACTAGATTTTTAATCCATGCAATAACATCTGCTTTTGATAGTTTATCGTAATCAATCACTGTACTTTTAGGTGCAGGTAAACCCCGTAATAGAGTTAACCGTTACGCTGTCTGTGCCGTTTGATGCTGTGATAGTAAATTGCACTTGGTTCACAATACCGTTTTGGTCGCGTTGCAAGTTAGTTGGTTCGTATGTGTATGTTGTTGTCATGAGTATTTCCTATTAATTAAACTGAAGTGATTGTTTGCCATGCCGCACCAGAGTACACGCAAAGTTTACTTAATGTGGTATCAAAAACCATCAACCCTGCCGCTGGAGAAGATATCGCGTTTTTCTGTGTGGTTGTCATGTTAGGCATTCTCACGCCTTTTGTTGTTGACTGCACATCAAGAATGGCGGATGCGTTAGGTGAAGCTGTACCAATCCCCAAACTCCCAGCACTATCAATACGCATGCGCTCAGTCGGGCTAGCCGCACCGTCAGCCGTGGTGCTGAACACCAAGCGTCCGGGCATGTCGTTGGTGCCGGGGGTGCCGTCTACTGCGGCCTCTATCCGTGCATTTTCAATAAACGCCGCACCGTCTGCCGCATAAAACCGAATGCGCCCGTTGGGGTCGCCATTGGCAGGTGCCGTATAGGTGCCGATTACTCCGCTTTTTGCCTTTGCAAGTTTCAGGCTCGGCGGGTTTGTGTTATTTCCCCACGAAAGTATGTCGTTTGTGGCTATAAGATCAGTTTCTTGGGTCTGGAATCGCGGAGACGTACCTAATGTAACAGGCACGCTTGTTGTATGCCCGCCAACCGCAAGCCCATCAGCCGTAATTACAAACGGCGTACTGTCAGGAGATGTCGAATCCTCCACCACAAAAGCATTCCCCGCGCCGGTCTGCGTGACTGTCAAAGCCGCTGATGCGCTGTTGGCTAGGAGGGTGGTGGCACCTTTGATTGCGTGCGTGTCTGTGGCTTCTGCATCACCTAGGGCTGCGTTGCCTGTGCTTGTTAGCGTGGTGAACGTGCCTGCTGCCGGTGTGACGTTGCCGATGATGCCTTGAAAACTTGTGCCTGTGGCCACTCCAAGGACAGGGGTTACAAGCGTTGGCGAGGTTGCAAATACATTTGCACCTGTGCCCGTTTCGTCTGTTAATGCAGCAGCGAGGTTTGCACTAGAAGGCGTCGCAAGAAATGTGGCGACGTTTGTACCAAACTGATTTGATGTGATATTAGTTATCCATGCACTACCTGACCACACTTTAAATACGCCCGTTGCGCTGTTCCAATATAATGCGCCAGTTAGCAATGCGTTTCCGTCATTATCAACCGTTGGATCAGAAGTTTTTGCGCCTAAATATCGATCATCAAATGAATCATAACTAGCCGCTGCCGCTGTTGCACTACTTGCTGCATTAGTAGCTGAGGTAGATGCGTTAGATGCAGATGTTGCTGCGTTAGTAGCTGATGTTGATGCTGCGTTTTTTGAAGATAATGCCGCTGTTGCACTGGCTACAGCGTTTGCAGCAACAGCAACTTCTTGTGTCAATGCCGGTACAAACCGTGTACGCCAACCGCCATTTCTTAACCCGGTTGTTGCATCATCATCATCTGTTACTGTTGACCCATCGCCACCTACGGTTGTACTAAAAGTTACACTACTCATAATAATTCCTTGATTTCATACGTTGTTTGATACCGCGTGTTATACGGTTGAGA